AAGGACGTGACTCTATTAATATAGGAATTGATATGTTAAAGAGATATACTATTCACGTTAAGAAAAATAGTCTAAACGCTATTAAAGAGTTTCGTAATTATAAATGGAAAGAAGACAAGAACGGAAACATTCTTAACCAACCTGAAGATAAATTTAATCATTTCTGCGACAGCCTCAGATACGGAATTTATAATAAACTAGCAAGACCTAATTATGGAAAGTACGCAATCAGGTAAAACCTGTATAGCTTGTAAAATACCAATGACTCCAACTGGTTCACTACAAAATGGTTTTTATTTTTATTGTACTAAGTGCGGCAAAGTAGAGTTTTGGAAATAGATTTGGTAATGTCAATAACTTTTAGTAACTTTAAGTTATGAGAAAAGAATATAAGCCTTGCGAACTTTGCGGACACGATAATCACATAGACAATTTTAAATGTGAAGGAGAAGACTGCGGAGTTCCTTTAGACTTAGAACTTACTTATAACCAATGGGGTCTTCCCGAATTAACTCAAAAAAAATAATTATGCCAATATCAAACGAAATATTCGAACACTATAGAATCCAGGAAAAAGTAAAGAATATTAAAAAAGCTGTTGATCTTTTAGTATTTCACGGATACACTATAGTAGACCTAGAAGGTAAAATTATAAGAAAAGAATTATAAAAATTATGAACAGAGAAAAAATAGATAACTTCCTTAGTTACTGGTCAGGACTAGTAATTCAATTTACAGCTATAGTATTTGCTTTTACATTTGCTATAGTAACTTTAATGACTTGTACAAAACTTTTGTATAATGTATTTGAAACATTATTTATATCTTAATGACTAATAAAGAATGGTCTAATCATAATAAAAATAGAGTTATGAGACAATATAGAAGTAACCAAGGAAGAAGCCCAAGAAGAGAAAGAACAACTTTTCGAGTATTAAAGACTGCGTTTATATGTTTTGTTGTAATAGTTTTGTATTTCATAATAGTAGGATAGGATACACTGTAAAGCCAAAGTTTTGGTAAGTTAGTTAAGTTGTTTAAATTAGGGTAGTCGAAAGGCTACTCTTTTTTTTGTGAAAAAAATTAATTTTTACGTTATATAAGTATATGGAAATAAATGTCAAAGTACCTACTAGAATGCAAGACATAACTCTAGACCAATACCAAAGGTTTTTAGACGAATGTTCTAACGAAGATTTAACAGAAGATAGTATAGCTCTTAAGATGCTAGAAATATTTTGCGGACTTCCTACGGACAATTCTTTAAAACTGAAAATGAGTGATGTGTTTAGTATATGCGACCAAATCAATAAAGCACTAAATGAAAAGCCGCAGCTAATTAGTAGATGGCGTTTTGATAATATGGAATTTGGTTTTATTCCTCAGCTAGACGATATGACTTTTGGAGAGTATGTAGACGTAGATACTTATATAGTAGACTGGCAGCAAATGCATAAAGCTATGGCAGTTTTATATAGACCAGTATTACAAAACTATAAAGGTAGTTATGAAATCGAAGACTATAAAGGGGACTCTTATTGGGAAGTAATGAAACGTATGCCATTAAATTTAGTAATGGGCTGTATGCTTTTTTTTTGGACTTTAGAAAAGGACTTAGTGAAAGTTATGAAGAGCTCTTTGAACAATCCGAAGACGCAGATTTATCACGAGAAGCTAACTTCAATGTTAAGTATGGATGGTATCACTCTATCTGGAGACTCGCAAAAGAAGACGTAACTAAACTAGATGAGGTTACTAAAGTTAATTTCCATAAATGTTTAAGTGCATTAATGTATATAAAAGAAAAAAATACTGTACAGGTATCTAAAATTAAAAAAAGATGAGTAATAAAAGAGGTATAAGAAGTTACTATTTAATAATGTCTAAACTAGAAGAGGAGCTTTTAAAAAGCCCTTTTGTAAAGACAGTTACATTTGGAGACATATCTCAAGTAGATTTAAGAAAGCAAACTATATTTCCTTTGTCTCATATTATAATGAATAACGTAGTTCAAAGCGGACAAGTAATGACATACAATATGACTGTGCTTCTAATGGATATAATAGACATAAACAAAGCTGTAGTAGTAGATCAATTTACTGGCAATACAGATGAAATGGATATTCTTAATACTCAGCTAGGAGTAGGTAATAAACTTGTAGAACAAATGAGGTCTGGAAACTTATTTAACGATATGTACCAGGTAAGTACTGATGTAACCTTTGAACCATTTTTTGATAGATTTGAAAACGAACTTGTCGGATGGGCTATGAATGTAAACATAACTGTAGAAAATGATATTTATATATGTTAGCAGAAGTAAATAAAATACTAGAAGCGTTTGCTTTAAATGTAATATCTGAAGCTAAAAATAATTTATCTAATAAAGGGAATGCAAATGGAGAAATATATAATAGTTTAGATTATAATATTTCAGAAGTTTCTGACAATATAGAACTAGATTTTAAAGCTACTAATTACGCAACGTTTTATGATAAAGGAGTCCAGGGAGCAGCTCCTTCTAAGATGCCTTCTAATTCTCTAAAGAGGTACAACAAAGCTCCTATGAGTCCTTACAAGTTTGGAACAGGCTCAGGAAAAAAAGGAGGGTTAAGAGAGGGTATTAGTAAATGGGTAGATAGAAAACCGATAAAAGGAAGAGACCCAAAAACAGGAAGATTTATAACACAAAAATCAGCAAAGTATTTAATAACAAGAAGTATATATTTAACAGGATTACAAGCTAGTAATTTCTTCTCAGCTCCTTTTAATAAATACACTAGAGAACTAGAAACAGATTTAGAAGACGCACTAGGAAGAGATATAAAATTGGCTTTCGAAAGTGTAGATTCAAGTAACGATTTAATAATAATAATATCATAATGGCAGCAATAGCATTAAGAAGCCCTCAATATAAAACAATAACTGCAGGAACAAACGCAGCTTATGCAACTTGTTCAATAACAATAAATGGAGCAGCTTCTCCTCAATATGTTTTAAGAAAAGACACTAGTACTAATGCAATTGTATTATTTGAAATATCTGAATTATGTTTAGACTTTTTAACTATTACTTTTAATGGAACTTATACTGCTCAAACTTTATCAATATCTACGGTAGTAAATGCTTACACTAGTGCTGACGCATTAATTAATGGAACTACTTTTACTGACATAGGTTACGATGCTTACGGTACTTTTATGGAAGGAGCAAATCCAGAAGTACCTTTTTCTAATAGACCTCGTTGGTTATTAAACACTGACCCTAATAGTTTAAATGTGTATTATATATATGTTCCTAATAACACTGCAGGAGTTTTACCTTACATAGCAGTAAATGCTACTATGGGTTATGTAGGTTATGCAGCAAGTCAAACAAGTATTTCAGCAAGTACTAATTACGGTCAATATTTAGTAAACATAGTAAGAGTAGACTGTACTAAATACGGAGACGGACATAAAATTACATTTGTAAATAAGTTTGGAGCATTACAAGATATTTGGTTCTTTTTAAAATCAGTAAATACTACTAATAAAAAAAGTGAAAATTACCAAAGAAATATAATTTCCTCAACTGGAACTTATAGTGTTAACTCACATACTAAACAAGTTTACAATACTATAGCAAATACTAATATAACTTTAAGTTCAGGCTTTTATCCTGAATGGGCTAACCAATGGTTTGAACAATTATTATTGTCAGAACAAATATGGATGACTAGACCAGTACCGACAAATCCTAGTTCTAGTGAAGTAGTCCCAGTGAACGTAAAGAAAAATAGTATTACTAAAAAGACAGTATTAAATAATAAACTAATACAATACACATTTGATTTTGATATGTCATTTGATTACATAAACAATGTTAGATAATGCAAAAACTACAACTATTTATTGAAGGTCAAAGAGTTGATCTGTTTAAAGACGAAACGGTTTCTATAAACCAAACAATACAAAACATAAAAGACCCAGGAAAAATATTTGTCAGCTTTACTAAGGATTTTACAATTCCTGCTTCAAAAGTTAATAACCTTATTTTTAAACATTATTATAATTACGACATAGACACAAACTTTTATGATGCTAGAGAAAAGTCTCCTGCGGAAATACAACTAAACAACTTACCATATAAAAAAGGTTTTATCAAACTAGAAGGAGTAAACCTTAAAATAAATAAAGCAAGTTCTTATAGAATTGTTTTTTATGGAGAGACTGTTAGTTTAAAAGATTTACTAGGAGACGATAAATTAGCTTCTCTACCTGCGTTAGCTACATTATCTTTAACTTATAGTAGTGCTCAAATAGAAGCTAGACTACAAAGTATTAGTAATGATATTTTATGTCCTTTAATTACGTCTGGAGCTTCTAATGAAGATAATGACTTAAATCCTTCTAGATTATATTATAATTCTCAAACTCATAATGTAGTTGATGGTAATTTATATTTTCATAATTCAGGTACTAAAAACGGAGTTTTATATACTGACTTAAAATATGCTATAAGAGTAAATAAAATTATAGAAGCAATAGAAAGTTTTTATGATATAGATTTTACAAATGATTTTTTTAATTCTACAAATACAACCTACTATAATTTATTTATATGGTTACATAGAAAAAAAGGTAGTGTGCAACCTGCTACTCAAATTGAAAGTTTTCCTACGTCAATAACATCGTTTGGAGTAGCTCAACAATTTACTACAATGCTTTCTGGAACGACTCTAGAAGTTTATTCGTCTTGTAATCCATACGCTAGTGCTTCTTGTCCTAATACATCTTTGCCTTCTATTACACAAAGTTTAACATTAAATACATCAAATTCAGTTGATTTTTATGACGTAGTAATTTCTAGAAATGGAGTGCCTTGGTCTTCTCATATTGGTTTAAAAGGTACACAAATTTTAGATAAATCAGATATGCCTATAATGGACGAAGCAGGATATACTGTAACTATATTTGTAGCTTCAGGAGTTAACTTAACTTTTTCTACTGTTGTATGGACTTTATCTGGTTATTTTGGTAATTCAGGATGGCAAGAAACTTATACTACTACAACAAATTCCGTAGTCGCAGACGCATCAATAGATTTTATAGTTAGTCAACAAGTCCCAGATATAAAAGTATTAGACTTTTTAACAGGTATATTTCAAATGTTTAACTTAACTGCATTTTCAGTAGAAGACGCTGCAGACGCAGACTTTGGAAAAATAAGAGTTCAACCTCTAGACGATTTTTATAGTACATTTAATAGTTATGATATTTCTGAATATGTAGATGTTAATGCTAGTACTGTAGATATAGCTTTACCTTATAGAGAAATTAACTTTAGTTATGAAGG